TAGATAATGGTAGATACTGGACACCTTGCCAAATCAAAGACTTGTTAAATACAGTTCCAGCATGAAAACCCAAAAATAAAGTTGGTTTGTTAACTTTATCTGGGAATACTCTAAATAATTCTAAGATAGCTGTAGGCTGCAAGTCTAAGAGACTATCTGCTACTTTATTTTTTGCTTCATCGGCCATGTTTAAATTTACACTAGACTATATATAATAACTAAAAGAAGTGAAAATTACACAACTCACAAGAGATACAGAGACTATTTGGGAAGATTTTTTAAGCTTCTGCATAAAGTCTAAGCCTTATGATTACCACCAGATAGGATCTCTAAGATTAAAACAGGCAAAAATCCGCAAAAACTTTGAAGATTTAGTATCCTCTTGTCAGGTTTTTGTGGCTACAAATAATAAAAAAAAGGTTGTCGTTGCTTTTTTAAAAGCTTATGATACATTTATAGATGTTGAATTTATTTTTGGCTTTAGACAAAGCTTCAATTCAGCAGTTATTATATCAGCAGTGCATGAGATATTTTCTTACGCTTCAATTTTAAATAATAAAAAATATTTTAAAAGTCAAATTAGGAGAAAGTTTAAAGTAAACTCTTACAAAAAATGGATTGAAAGATATGATAATAAAGCTATTATTTTCAACGATAAAGATGATACAATAATTTGGTGCAATTTAAATAAAATGAAAATGAAATTTAAAGTAATAGGATCTAACTCTGCGATGGATCATTTAGTAGGTGAAATTGGTTATTTAGGCAAGACTTACGACTATGAACCTAATTCAAAAATAATAAGAGAAATATTTTTTGGTGAGGAAAAGCATCTTCTAGATGAAAAAACAATAGAATTTACTAGCGAATATGTTTTTGTGCATGGATTCTTATCTAACGATAAAGATAAGGTTGGTCGTGTTACTCTTAGATTTGAGCCTCAACAAAAAGAAGAGAAAGTGTGATGTTTCAACTTATAAAATCTGTTTTAAAATCTATAGAATTATACTTAACATTAAAAAATAAAAAGTTTTATTATGACCTTTACAAAGAATTTAAAGAAAGAGAGCAAAAGCTCGTGCAAGAAATTGAGAACCTTAGGATTAAGGGCGATACTCATAGCGCTGACAGGGCTGACCTCTTGCGAGACTACCTCAACACCGAGCGTAGGGAATTTGAACATATATCAACCTTCTACTCTAAGACTAGAGAAAGGGAAAGCGATACAAACAATTGACGGTACTTACACACCACAAACTAATGAAATTTGGCATTCAGATGCTAGATTTAGGAAATTAGAGAGGGAAATTTACTCCTCAAATAAATAATTGTGTAAAAATAAAAAATAATCTTGAAAAAGATTACAAAAAGTTCATAATACAATAACATGAAAAAAGTAATACTTGGCCTTTTGGCCGCGTTGGGCATCACTTTTAGTGGTGCAGAGTCAAATGCTACTACTCTTGCTGATAATATTGGCGTTAGTGGTGGTATTTCAGTGAGCAACTTCACTACAGATAGAGGTTTAGCAACAAGAGAGGATTCATTTGATTATTCTCTATCGCTAACTGCACCTCTTGCTGGTGGTGATTTTTCTATTGGGTTAGGGCTTGCGGATGCAGATGATGATACAGATGGATCATATTCTGTTTCTTATAGCAAACCAATTGAAATTGCAGGGCAAAAACTTGGAGCAAAAGCAAGCTTCTCTGGTCTCGATTCTGTTTTCGGTGATCGTGAAGAAGTTGCGGTTGGTCTCACATACGGCTACAGCCTTTTTGATGCATCAGCAGCAGTTTGGCATGAGCTAGAAAACGATTGGTTTGGAGTGGAGCTAGGTATCTCACGCGCTGTGGGTACTCCAGTCAACGATCTCGTTGCAACCCCATTCCTCACTGTAAATCTTGCAGATGAGTATACAGCTATAGAGGCTGGCGTTAAAGCTAGCTATCCTATTAGTGATAAGCTTTCTGTTTCAGCTAAGCTATCATACAACAATAACGACTTTGATAATTCAGCTTTTAGTGTTGAAGATGAGTGGATTATTGGTGCTGGACTAAAATTTGATTTCTAAAATTTTTATCACGAAATTAAATAAACTTAAAAAGCTCTCCGCAAGGAGGGCTTTTTTTGTGTAACTAATAGTTATATGGAACCCGAAAAGTCTATTTTAAAAGAGTTTCTTAACGGAGGATGGCTTGTCCCACTAGTAGGAGCTGCTGCAATGTTTGCACGGCTTCTGTCTGGGGATAGTGGTTTATCGGTAAAACAACAGTTCAAAAGAATTTTAACAGCAGCTATAGCGGCAGGTATTGCATGGTTTGTATTAGAGCAAACCGATGTGTCATCTCTAACAAAAGCTATTGCTTATGGTATTATTGGTGTTGTTAGTCCTGAAGTTATCGGAGGCATAGTTCGTCTAGGACAAAAATTCGAGAAGAACCCAGAAAAATTTATTAAGAAATGAGACCTAAGTTTATAGTTTATTGTTTATCTGCCATTTGTTTACTCTTTGGATTAAAGGGTTTTGAACTAAATAAAGATATACAGAACACATTGAAAGAAAACGCTCGACAATCAGAGTCCTCTATTATGGAGATAGGCATGTGTTTTGATTGGTACGGTGTTATTATAGTAGATTCTGTAGTAAAAACATCTCATGGCATGATGACCCCAGCAGAGATGGTAGATGTTTTAAATGAGGAAAGTGGCTACAAGGATGAATATTTAGAAGGCTACAAAAAAGATATCACACCAAAAGAGCAGGAGTATGCTGACTTCGTGTTCGAACAAGAAGAAAAAATAAGTGCGTATGTTAATGAGTTAATAGAGTGGGCAAAAAAAGGTGATATAGAGATGATTAAAGCCTCTATACCTAGAATGTATGATATGACTGACCCTACTATAGAAGCCATAAACAATATTATGGATACAAAAATGTACTACAATGAGGAGCAAGCAGAAGTACTAAACAAAAAGATTGAAAGGTTTTCTGATTTTATCTGTACTCTACTAGCTTTATGTTTCGTTATGTCTATAGGCGCTTCATTTAGTAGGAAATGTAATTAAAATGAATTTTAAAGGTAAAAAAGAAGTAGTTAAGGCTGTACAAAAATTATTAGGTGTTTCTGCTGACGGTGCAGATGGACCTGTAACTTGGAACGCTATCTTAGCAAAATTGTCCACTAAAAATACTCCAGCGCCAGATGGTAATATACCAAAAAAAATGGTTTCATTAGCTAGAGAAGAGATAGGGGTTTCAGAAGTTGATGGCAGTAATTGCGGCCCAAGAGTAGATGAATACAAAGCGGCTACTTGGCTTGATCCAGATAAAGGTTGGCCTTGGTGTGCAGCTTTTATCTGTTGGTTAGTTAGAGAAGCTATCGAGGGCGAAGATATAAAATTTAAAAGACCAAGAACTGCTGGCGCTTGGGATTTTGAGAATTGGGCCAAACAGCAGGTTGCAAATGGCATAGATCTTCGTAAACCAACAAATGGAAACATTAAAGCTGGAGATATAGTTGTTTTCACATTTTCTCATATTGGTTTAGCTGTAAAGGATATAGATTCAAGTGGTTATGTAGTAACCATCGAGGGTAATACCAATGGAGCTGGCAGTCGTGAAGGTGGTTCTGTTTTAGAAAAGAAGCGCCATGTCTCTAAAATAAGAAGTCGCATAAGAATATCTTAAAAATACTTGAACAATATCTCTCTGTTATTATTATACTAATATGCGAGAAGATAAGCCCAAAGGAACATTTTTAATTGATATAAAAATCCCCAGTTATATTATTTTTGATTATATTATTGGACGAAGCCCTCAGCACCCTTTTGATTTGCTTTTAGATATCCATGAAGAAGAGAGGTTTGAATGCCAGCAAACTTTTATTTATGACCATAAGACAGGCGCGAAGGTAGTGCAGAGTTTAGAGTATCTAACCTTTTTTATAGAGTTAGATAAGTGTAAAAAAATATTATTTAGAAAAGGGAATCCTAAAAGATCAGAGGTAAACAGATTAGCTGAAGAGTTATCTGAAATTGTTCCTGAAAAATTATTACTTCCTACAGATAACTTTAATTCTCAAACTAAAAAGACTAATCACGAGAAGCTCCAAAAAATCTTCGGTATTAAAGATTTTAAATCATTAAAATTCTCAGATGCCAAGATAACAGAGGAGGATGTCCTATTAAAAGAATATAGACAGCAGCAGCTAAAGATATACAAAGGTCTTATGTAATAAGATATGAATTTAGTAAATGACATACCAAATACAACAGACGACTTTGAGCATGTAAATTGTATTATCGAAATTCCAAAAGGAACAAATACTAAATATGAATACAATGAAAAGTTAAACATTTTTGAATTAACTAGATGTTTAGTTTCATCCTTACAGTACCCAATAAACTATGGGTTTATTCCTAGAACAATAGCTTTAGATAACGATCCTCTTGATGTTTTAGTTTTTAATCATGACCCAATCGACAGAGGGACTCTAGTCAGTTGCAGAATCCTAGGAATGTTAGGGTTTGAGGATGATGGGGAAATAGATAATAAATTAATAGCAGTTCCACATTGGTCCCCAAAAGAAAGATATAGTAAACTGCATGACATAGAACCAGAGCATTTAAAAATTTTCAGACAATTTTTTAAAATATATAAGCTTGATAGAAAATCTACAACAAAGGTTGGAGATTGGAAAAGCTCTTCGATTGCTATAAAAACACTAAAAGAATCATACGATAGATGGAAACGGGCCAATGAGGAAAGATTCCATGAAGAGTGGACGGAAAAGCAGTTTTGGTCTAAAATTAGAGAAAAAGGTTACATAGTTCATCCCGATTAGGTGTAATTAATGATAACAACCATTTAATATATATTATGGAAACACTCCTTAAATTAGTTGAAGATAACCCTTGGTTTGGTGTATTAACAGCGTTTGTGGCTCTTGCCTCTGCGATTACTGCTGCTACTCCAACTCCCAAAAAAGGAACAATTTGGTCTAAAGTTTATGCAATCATTGACTGGGCCGCATTAAATATTGGGAAAGCCAAGCAGAAGTCCGAGGATTAACTCTAGATTAATCTTTCAGACACCCCCTCCCCTGTTGGGCTTGGGGGTTTTTATTCGTTGCTAAATCTACATTTGGCATTAAACTTCTTTTGTCTTAATGATATCTAACAGAGCTAAAAGTTTATCAGGAGCCACTCATGTGGCTCACACTAAGAAATTAATGGATGAGTCGGTAGAGAGATATCATCACTCATGTTTATCTGCTGATCTAAAAATAAAAAAATCCACTAAAAAACAAGACATCGGACACGTAGATTTTATACTGAACGGAGAGACTGTAGATCTAAAAGGTTTGAAAAATTCCACTAGAGAAGGCAAAGTTCTTTTAGAGTTTTTAAATGTAAATGGTAAAGAAGGTTGGTGCAATGAAAAAGGCACTCCCACATGGATAGCTTTTGATTTTGGAGCTTTCTTCCTTCATGCGAAAAATGCTGACCTATTTAATCTTGCGAAAGATAAATGTGATTTGCGTGATACTGTTTACAAAGTAAACGAATGTCTATATAAAGGATACAGACGTAAAGGCCGTAAAGATTTAATGTCTATGGTTACACTGCAAGATGTCTTAACAGAATGCGAACATTGGTTTTTGCCTTACAGTAAATACCAATTGCCGATGGAAGAAGTTTAAGGCGTAGGCTCATCAGGCCAAACTACAGAATTTTTCAATTTAGATTTCTCTGCGTCCGTAAGAGTGCCTTGATCATCATCTGAAATACATAAAGCCCATTTGCCAGCTTTTGTTTGCCTAGCTCCCCACCAAAATCTAGTAGTGCCAATGCAACCTCTAGCCTCAGCCTCTTGTGCAGTTCTACTTAGTGCTTCTGTTTCTGTGTTAAATACTAAATATTTCATATATTAAAACATGTTATAATAATTATTCATTTGTGTTTCTATGCCAGTCCTAGTGCTTAACTGGTCTCCTGTATAGATGATAGTCTCTTGCATTAAACCTTCAAAGTTAAAATTACTATTAACATTAGAATTATAGAAGCCTAAATTTAATATATTATCGTGAGTTCCTGTGTAGGGAGAGCTATTCCCTCCGACTGATGAGTATAATTTATTGCCATCTAATAATTGAAATACGCCACTTCTTGTCAGCTCTGGATCATTTGGATTGTAATCAACTCCATTTACTCGTAATGTTTTATTTGCATTACCTAATGCACCAATGCTAGTGGATGTAGATCCAGAGTCCATTATAATATAATTTGATGTGCCTGTGGAGGTAAGCAAAATCTGCCTCTGTCTAAACTGACCAATCGCGTCAGAAACATCAAAGTCGGACACGAAAAAAGCGTCTATTTTACCATTGGGAAATTGAGCGTCAATATACATACTTTTACCAACATCCCACTTGACTCCAGCTT